CCACTTTTTAGCCTCGCTCGTGAAGCTCGATGATAAAGCCAGAGATCGCACCATGCGAAGCGTGTTTTTAATGTGTCCGGTTTGCATCTTTGATACTTCAATGCTGCTTCCGTCACGCTGAACCCAGCGACCAGAGCACAAATTCTCTTCGTACTCGTCATACTCAATGTCATAACCACGACATGATTCAGTACCTTGTCCCATCTCATCACCTCAATTATTATTGTAAAATCAATCTACATCAAACCACGTCATTCATCAAGCCCAAAATAGAATAACGTCGCTCTTTTTATCTCTTCAAGACCATAAGCAATGGCGCCAAAATGACCCTCTGCAATGGCGCACTCAAGAACCTCAATCTGTGATGGTGATACCTTTGATTTTGTCTTATCACGCCTCTTCAGCTCAATCATGCCGCATTTATGATTAATGCCGTGAGTTAGTATCACATTATCGCTTACACCGCTCCTGACTCCCATCTTTCGGCGTTTTTCGATGAATTGCGGCCCGCTCTTTGTTCCAGTTTCGTTAGGCACATGAAACCACAGGACTTCAGGGAAGCGGTATTGCATCCAAAGACCATAGGCCATCTGGTCAGATTCCTCCCTTGGACACTCCCCGCGATAACCGCTATCAAATACCCATATTCCGCTATCAAGCTGCTTCAATTTGTTCTCCTATGAAATCCTTGCGGTGGATGATATCGCGGCCTTTATCGTTAAAGCGATGCGTGATGCGCTTAGGCGCGCGGATTAAACCGGCGTAATGCATGAAAGTCTTCGCATCATGGCAGTCCATCATTTTCTTCAGCATGGACTTGTCTTCAAGATGCGGAAGCAGAGCCTTCATTTTAAACATGTCGCGCAGGTGCTTTGGCTTGCCTCCGAACGGATAAAACACCTCATTTGCCCAGCCGGTCTTTCCATCAGCTTTTACCACCAGGTAACGATAAAGAACCCCCTCAGAATCTTTAGTCAACTCGACTTTAAAATCTTGCACATCTGTCCATTCTTTGTCCGTATAAGCGCACTCATTAAGCGCCGCATTAGGGTCACGCAAAACGTGATCGCATTGACGGCAATAACGAGCTGTAGGATCGTTCTTTGTTCCACAGCCATCATCAAAAATACGGATGCCGTGCTTGTCGAAACCGCAGCGAATGAAGCTGAAAAACTCTTCACAACGACCATCTGGAGACGTTGAGTCTTTACCGATGCAACGCCTTGCATATGGGCTGTTCATCGTCTGGCATTTAGGGCATGGCACCTGCTCTCCGCTACGCTTGGCGCGCTGCGCTTCTGCTTCCTCAAGAATAGGGTCTTCGTACAGGCCGCCAAGTTCGAACATGGTTCCAGTGAAGTCAAGGCAAAGATGGTTTTCTTTCACCAGACCTGCGGCAATCTGGTCTGGCTTCAATAATCGCATGCCACGGCCGAGCAACTGAGTCAGAAGAGTCAGGGACATAATTTTTCTCAGGATGACAGACGTGTCCCAATATGGGATGTTGACGCCAGTCGTCAGGCAACCTATTTGCAGCGTGTATTTTTTACGCCCGGTGGCCGCATCTTTCAGCGCTTTCCGTCTGGCTTTCTGCCCCATATCCTCAGTTACGATTGAATAACTGCCTTCTGGCAGATATTTCGCCACATCTCTGCAATGTCGCTTTCCAGCACATGTAATTAAAACTCCGTTTCTTCCAGATGTCATGGAAATAACACTTGACATTATTTTATCAAGCTTTTCATTTTGCTTGAGAATGCTATTTTCCATTTGCTTTAGCTGCTCAGCGGTAAAGTCCTGCACGCCGTCAACGTCACTACTGGCAAACTCATGCAGATCGTATTGCAAGTCTTCGATATCCTGGCCGCCGAAAATTGTCGGAACCAGAAAGCCAAGATCGACAAGGTATTTCGTGCTTATGTTGACAATTTCATGTTTCCAGTAAGCTCCCTTGATCGACTCAACGCCGCGAAATGGGCTGCCGGTGTAGCCAATGACAATCACCTCATGCCCATATTTTGCTTTGCAGCGCCGGTTAAGTTCATTCATGATGACACCGTACTGCGTCTCTGGCTGCTCTGATATTATGTCCTGCCAGTTAACCTGATGGCATTCATCAACCAGTATGTAGCGCGGAGAAAAGTCTGATAACAGTGATTTCGTCACGGTGCCATCATCTGCCGTCTTATCAAAAAGGCCATTTATTATTGTTCCCTCTGTTCCCGCGATAAGCGGATAGGCATATGCCTTGCGCCCAAGAGACGCACTAAACAGAGAGTTTTTTACGCTCAGGTTCCAAAGCTCCTCAGCATCCTGCTCAATAATTTCGCCTTGTCGCGCGATGACAAGCCCCTCCCACCCCATATCCTGAAAACGACGGGCAATCATGGCTATCATGATGGTCTTACCGGCGCCAACTGAAGCGGTAACATAACTTGGCTTTGGCTGCTTACCAAACTTGCGGATAACTTCCGCTGTCTTTTCATATACCAGCCACTGATAGGGGCGCGGTTCAATTTCCCCGGTATGGATGCTGGCCCGCAGCTTATTCATATCCAGCTCAGCAATCATTGCATCAATTTTTTGCACTTCATCCACCTTTGTGTTGCTCAATCTACGTCACAATAGTAGACTGAATCTACGGCAATAATCAAGGTTAAATTATGCGATACGACTGGAAGGATATAGAGCCTTTAATGGTGGGAAACTGGCAGGCTGCCATCATGTCGATAGTTAATGTCGATATGAGAATTTTCAATGGTAAACATCAGCCTTGTCCGAGCTGTGGCGGCAATGACAGGTTCAGATTTGATGACCATCTTGACTACAAAGGTGACGGCGGCGCCATCTGCAACCAGTGCGGAAACGGCAGCGGAATCACCTGGTTAATGAAACTGTCAGGAATGACGTTTCCAGAGTCAATGGAGGCACTGGCCGGATTTCTGAACATGCACCCACGCGAAAAACTTGAGGCAATTAGAAAGCAACTTCCGAAGGTCAACCATGCTTCTGGCTACCTGACAGAGGCAGAGGTGGCGGCCATCATGGAAAAAGCAGGAGGCGACACCATAACCGGCAAAACTGGTGAGCTGGTGGCGATACCGCTCTATATGGCTGGAACAATGACGCCATGCAATGTAGCTTTTCTGGCAGACGATGAAAGCGTGTCATTTCGCGCGGGTTTTAGCCATGAGTACACTCGCGGAAGACTTACGCGAGGCGCGGTGACACCGATTGGTGAAAAAACAGAGTGGACATACCTGGTTGCGGATTACTTCGATGCCTGGCGAGCACACAGGCTTACCGGCGCACATGTCTGGTGTTGCTGGTCGTCGGAAAATATGTGTGAAGTTGTGCGTGATGTGAGCGATGAGCAGCGAGCCAAACTACGCTGTATCATTAATAATAATTTCGATGAGGTATGCGCAGCCGAGAATGCAGGCCTGCCAATACTGATTACTGATGACGGACGTGATATTCGTTACAGTGGCGCCATCAGAAAAAGGCTGTATAAACCAGAAGATCTATTTGAAGCACTAAAAAATAAACCCTCCTGATGGAGGGTTTTTGTTATTCAATGCTAATTAAAACGTAACCAGGAAGATATGAGCTTACATCAGCTATATGCACAATTAATTTATCAACCCTCTCCCCTGTGTAATCACCATCCCATTCATAAAGAGCAAGTATGTCTCCAACCTTAAAATTACGGTCGTTATTCCTTAGTTCAGCCCTCTTTAAACCATCGACAACAGGCCAAAAGTGTTGAGGTAATATTTTAAGTTCATGTACTTTGCTCATCATTTTAGTCTCGGATTCAGGTAAACAGTATTATTGAGGAATACGCAATATCCATCCTCTTCAAGAGACGGCAAAACGTTTGACTTGAGTCTGTCATAAATATGCGGTATGCCTTTGAATGGTCTAACGTTTTTTAGTGAATCATACAGCCATTTCACCGTGACATTTGTCTTTCCTTTTTGCGCAGCTGTCCGCAATTTTTCAGCAACAACATCAATTTCTGATTTCTCGCCAGCGTATCCATTTGACTCAACGGCATCGGTAAATGTTTTTGTTAGTGCATCATAAACGCTTATGGCGCGGCTTATATGCTCCTCACCAATAATTTTTGAGCGACGACCGCCATCGCACCAGTTTTCAGCGGCATGGAATATTGCTGAAAGCCTGATTATCTGTTTGTCAGCCTTACCCATGGCGCCACGAAGCAAAACGTGATCCCATTTACCACCTGGCAGGAAATTCTTTTCCCACTGGTTTCGTAAAAGCCCAATCATGCGCTGCGATTCTTTAGCGAGGGAGAAAACAACCTTCTCAGAAGCCACAAGGTTATGCACAAATCTGGCATATTCTGCCTTTAGTTCTTTAGGCATTGGCTTACTTACCGGGCAATCATTTTCCACATCCCAATGCTCACGATAACCCAGCATTGACTGCTCACGAAGCATCAGGAATCGCTCTGACAATCCGTTACCCCGGTCGCCAGCCGACAGAATGGCATCAATACTTTCATCCTGCGCAATGACGCTGATGTTACCAAGCACATAGCCAGATGAAACACCGCGACCAACGCGAGCTGATCCAACAAACCCGCCATCCCAGCCTTTCAGGATGACCTCGGCGTTAGACTTTCCTCCATCCTTACCATATGAAAGGCCAAGACAGGTATTTAAAACGCTTGCCTCATCACTTATCAGGTTGAAAAAACCACCCTCATGAATTGCCTGGTGCTGCACTGCTTCTGGTGTTGCATCGGTTAACGGGTAGGTGATGGTGTAAAGACTTTCCAGTTTCTCCTTCTCTTTCGCAATATCATCTCCAATGATGGCCTTCGCGTTCTGATTCGTCGCCTCCTTGTAAGCCTTCATCAGGTCTTCAATGCGAATGTTTATCTTTACAATTTCCTTCTCCATCTTTTTTGACAGGTTGTCATACTCAATTTTTATCGGGTTCATGTGCATTGAGTTGATGGCTGTCTTGCCAGCTGATGGCGGCTGCGACGTCACCACATACAAGGAAACGGGCAATTCAGAACCGTAGTATTCAACGCTAAAATTTCTGGTCATGGCACTTGCTACGCATCCCAGAAGGTGCATGAATGATGTGCTTACGGGGAATTGCACAGCCCTTGCTGCTGCAACTGAGTAGCGCGTTATCAGGTCTTTCCTGTTGTCGCTGGTAAGCTCTATCTCCGAGTATGTTACATCCTTCTCCTGCCCTTCCTTGATTTCCGGCCACATGTTATGGCTGGGTGTCATGCCATGATGAATGGCTACGCGCGCCGCAGAGGTGTGCGCCTCTCTTGCCTGATTGAAGATTTCCTGTGCTGTAATCATCATGAAATCCTTTTCACATAAATGGTCTCTTTGTCAGGATATCCGGCTTTAGTGGAAAATTTTAAGTCAGGGTTCCTGCGCATGAAGTAGTTAATGGCGTTTCTTAAACTCACAACGCCGCCAAACTTTCTTGCATCATAAGTTACCATCTCCCCAACATCGATAGCCGCAAGCGAAGACAGCGCCGCATTCTTCTTTCCGTACTTATCAAGATACACATCAACCCCCTTCATCAAACAAATCTATGTTGAATCATATCATAAACATTGAATCATGCAATCACAAACCTTCATTGTGGGGCATCTGGGGAAGCCTTGGGGAATAGTATCTTCCCCAAAATTTATCACTCTAAGTGTATGTAATATAATAGTAATAGTAGTAGTTGGGGTAATGGGTAATATTATTATTCATATTATAGGTATTATTTTAACAATAAATTAACAAACTGGAGGCGTTTTTATATATACAAGGGGATGGGTATAAAAATTGCCCCACTTCCCCAAAAGTGTTAAATCCCTTTAGTGACAAGGCTTGCGCGTGGGGCAAACCTATTCCCCAAAGCCTTACCCACATGGGTAAAATTTACCCCAAGCTGATTTATTTTCACCATCATATTGACGTAGATTGAGCGCCATCGTATAGTTACCACACCAACAACAAAGAGGTGATGAAGAATGAAAAAAGGCGATGTGGTTGAGTGCGTTGATGCAAAGGGAAGTGAATATCTTACTAATGGAAAATCGTATGAAGTTGTAGCAGGAAAGGGAGACAATGGAAGATATGGCTACATCAGCATCGATTACGGCTTTGAAATAGTAGACGATGATGGGCATTCAGCATTTTGTTTGTATCCTGAATGTGGACACGCTGAATGGAGAATCAAGAAATGACAAAAGCAATCTACACGCGCACTCAGCTGGAACCAGAAATGGGAGCAGTTAAAGCGCAAAACTTTATGATGGCGCAGGCGACGCATGCATACAGCAACGGCAAGCGCGTATGTCGCGTTTTTATCGGAGAAGGCAAGCAGAGAGTGCTTGAGCAGGTTATCGTGTCATCTGGTGGAAACTAAACCGGTTTAGCAACGATGAATAAATTACTGGCAGTGGTTTTACTGGTTATCGCTAACGCGGCAAGCGCTGAGACTATATGGGTCACGAAGTATGCGCTTACTCGTGGCATTCAGAAGTACGAAAACGCACAGCTATTCGCAGATGGGCAGGTGGCTGTAGTTGGCGATGTTTACTTTAAACGTGGTGAATACTGGCTTGATGAACAACAGGCAAAAGAGCACGCAGAGACTTTGCGGCAACGCCGGGTATCTGCACTGATGCGTGAGCTTGAGCGCTTGCAGGCGGTTAAGTGAGGATTTATGGATATCGAAATTAACGAAGTTCAGGAAATTATTAAAAACCTTGAGAACAATGGCGAACTCTCAATCAAAGAGGAGAAATACCTCAAGGTGGCAAAACTGTGCGTGCAGCTGGCTGCGGAGAATGTAGGCATGGATGGGTTTGTCGAAGAGATGCTCGCTATCGCATGGCAGGGAGGCTCCACTGATGGCTCCGATATTCAGGAATTAGCCCTGAAGCATGGCCTTATTCGGCAAGAAGTATATTGCGCTGATAAGCACGAAAACTGCGTTTACGACCCAGGCAATTTCGATGATGGTGATGCGGTTTACTTCCGAACGGAAACCCCAGCTACCGACGCCTACCTGGCAGGGATTAAGGCTGATGCGATTACCGCTACTTTGGATGCCTGCTCTGACTACCTCGATACAGACTGCGTTATGGACAGGCTTGATATCAGCTACGAAGAAGACGAGAAGCGAACCTCAGGGGCAATCGAGTTTCATGATGCGATGGTCAATTTTGCAAACCAGCTGCGCGAGGGGGCCGACAAATGAGCAATGACGCTATGAAAATGGCATTGGCAAAGCAATTAACGATTGCTATGCAAAATCTCGGAGCACCGATTGAATTGCTCTGCATTGTTGGTAGTTACGGGGATACCCAGACTGACGCTGACACTCTTGAAATGCTCGAACAATACAACAATCGCGGATCCTGCATGGAAGAGATTATAGCCCCTGCATTTATTTGGTCGCCAAAGGAGGCCAGGAATGACAACTGATATCACCGAACTGGCGCAGAGCCTGAAAGCGGCAGCAGAGAAGTGGCAAGAGGCATGGGGTAAATATGACAAAGTCGAAATCACTATTGCCGAGTTTATACGTGCCGCCAATCAATACGAAAGCATAGTGAAAGACCCAGCCAACGTCCTCGCTCTGGTAGAGGCGCTGGAGAAGGCGCAGCAGCGGATTGGTAAGCTTGAGAAAAAAATAACTGACCACAAGAGAATGAATCAAGAGATGGCAAAAGCAATGCTTACGCCTAATGATTCCGATGCGGCAGGGATGGAGATTGCAGCACTGCGCCAGCGCATCGCCGGGCTGGAGTCCCGCACCGTCACCGTGAAGCTGCCCGATATCAATGAGTACCTTACAGAGGTTCACGATAAAACGCTAAATCGGGCCTTCCGGCTACTGGCTGAAGGTGTGCGTGCTGGTGATGTCGCCGCTATGCGCGCCGCTGGCATCAAGGTGGAGGCTGAGTGATGGTCATTTCACCAATAACGCTGAAAGCGGCGCAGGCATTTATCGCACAACACCATCGGCACAATAAACCGCCACGCGGCCACAAATTCAGTATCGGGCTGAAAAATGCCGAGGGCGAACTAATTGGCGTTGCGACGGCCGGTCGCCCGGTAGCGCGTCACTTTGACGACGGCCTAACGCTGGAGGTAAACCGCACTTGCACCACTGGCGAGCGTAACGCTAATAGCGCCCTGTACGGCGCGGTATGGCGCGCTGCACGCGCAATGGGCTATCACCGCTGCATCACATATACCCAGGCCGATGAATCTGGCGCGTCACTGCGTGCTGCTGGTTTCGTGCGCGTAAAAGAGTTACCGGCTCGACCTGGCTGGGCTGCATCAAGCGTGGCATTGAAAGACAAGCGTGACCCGATTGGTAATGGTGGCGTGCCTCGTGTTTTGTGGGAAATCAGGAGAATGAAATGAATCACACACTGAGCGATTCACAGTTGGAAGAAATGATTAAATCGGCTGTTAATTCATCTGGCCCGTTGCCGCCAGACGAAAAATTCTCGCAACTGATTTCAGCGTTGCGAGAGCTACAGGAACACCGCAAGGCCGCAATGGATACCGAGCCGGTGGGGTGGACTGACGAGGCCGAGCTGCGTGACGTTGAAAAAGATGGTTGTGGCTATCTTTTCAAGGCCAACCCTATCTCTCCGCACGCTGATCCTCGCCGCGTAATTAAGCTATATCGACACGCGCAGCCAGCGCAGGTAGTGCCTGAAGAAGCCACTCCGGACAGTATCGAAATTCTTGCCAGTGGCAGGTGTCGTGACCACGTAGTATACCAGTGGGATGAAGACCAACGAAATGCGGCCGCTGATTCTTGGAACGCCTGCCGCGCCGCCATGCTGCATGCTGGCAACTCTCCGGCGCAATCCGATTGCTGCCCGGCGCAAAATAGCGTCGTTCCGGCGCAAATCTGCAGCTCTCCGGCAATTCCGGATGGTTACGTTATGGTTCCGGCCGAGCCGAACGGCGACATGCTGGCGGCGGCTCAAGATGCATACGGCGAAACTGATGGCGATATCGCAAGCACGCTCCGCGCCGCCATGCTCGCAGCCGCCCCGCAGGAGCTTAAAAAATGAAGCCATACATCATCCTCAGGCTTATTGCTGTAGCCTGCATTGCATTCTGGATTGTTGTTGCACTGGCCTTCTACTTTATCGTGAGGTGATTTATGCTGTGGAGCGACATTCATGCTGCATGTGAAGAGGCTGACTTTCTTTATGAGGAGACCGGAAAGCATCATGCCGTTATTCAGGTTGGCAGCATGATGCTGGTTGTTGAGCATAACAGCATGCTTCGGTATATGTATTCGACGACGAGGTATCAGTGATGCCGAAAAAATCAAAGCAGGAGGTGTGGAAGGCTGCGCAAATTGAAGGAGTCGACCACTTCATAGCAGCAATCGCCAAAGCATTTCCTGATGCGATTGAGGTGGTTCACGTTCAAAGCAATAATTGTAATGTTTGGTGTTATGCGAAAACTGATGTACAATCATTACATCAATCATCACCCACCACCCTTTAACCCGCTTCGGCGGGTTCTTTTTTATCTACGCCATGTGGTAATATACCCGTATTCGGTTTACGAAAAGACGAAAACAACATGGCAAATCCAAATCCAATTATGAAGTTTTCTGCTGAATATCAGCCAGCAGGAAGAGGTTTAAGCTATAGAAACAGGTTAATAGAAGCATTAAAGCGCTGTGGAATGGGTGAGGAAGAGTTTCTTGATGCATTCATTCGCACGTCAATAAGAATGGTGGAGGAAAATCCAACTCAGGGCGTGCAAATGCTTAAAGAAATATTCCTTCGAATCAGTCCCATGCAGAAGACAATGGCCCCTCCTGTTGAGTTCAAATATCAGAAGGGTGCAACACCAGTTCAGCAGATTGAAGATGTCATTCAGTCAGTCTCGCTTGGTGAGCTTCCCATCGACGTTGCATCTCAGGTTGTATCAATGATTAAGGTTGGCCTTGACGTCAAAGAGCTTACTGAGCTTGCCGAGAGGCTGGAGCGACTGGAGAAGTTACTGGAGGCACAGAATGGATAAGAGCATCATGGCTTGCTTTTTAGCATCAATTATTATGACCTTAACAAGCATAACCTTACCAACTAATGATTTTACTGGAAGCATCTTCGGCTTAATGTTCTGGTGCATTGGCTGGGTTATTGCTTTTGCGAGGGTGAGATATGTTTAAACTATCAATGTCACTAATGGCCTGCGCCAGCCTAATGTTTGCTATGGGTGATAAGTCGAACGAGGCTGCGTTTGCGGTATGGGGAATCATGTTCATGATGTCAGCAACAATAATTACTATTGTGGGAACATCCCGCCATGGCTCGTAAACGCCTCTCTGCACTGGCAATCGAAAAGCTGGAGGCGCAGGTGGATGATGCAATGACGGATGTTGCAGAGTCCGCCATCTTCGGCATCTGCGATATGCAGAAGAATGTCATTAAGCGGTTAAGGATGACCGCTAACGGCGTGGAGGATGTTACCCATGCAACTACGCAGGCCGACCATTTAATCCCCGCAAAACTCGAAAGGCTACTTTATCCGAAGCGTAATAAGGTCGTCTTTGGTGGTCGTGCATCAACAAAGACCCGTACCGTGGCAACCATACTCACCGAGTCCGCGCGATTCAGGCCGGAGCGTATTGGATGCTTTCGTGAGATTCAGCAGTCTATCGAGGACTCCAGCTATCAGGAGCTGGTAGACGAAATCGACCGCAAAGGCGAATCGTCAGAATATCGCTGCATCGACGGCAAGATAACCCACAAGCGAACGAAATCAAAATTCAGGTTCCGTGGCCTTTATCGCAATATCACCGGCGTCAAGGGCTTTGCCGGGATATCGAAAGCGTGGGTAGAGGAGGCAGAAAACGTCAGTCAGGCGTCATGGGACATCCTTGAGCCAACCATCCGCGCAGAGGGTTCTGAGATATGGGTGACGTTTAACCCCAACAAAGAAACTGATGCCACGTGGACTCAGTGGGTGGCGCCTTATTACGACAAGATGGTTGATGGCATCTATGAGGACGATGACACATTAATCATTGAGTGTAACTACCGCGATAACCCGTGGTTTTATGACACGCCGCTCCCGGCATCTATGGAGAAAATGAAGGCAGTCGACTTCGACCGCTACTTGTGGATTTGGGAAGGCAAATTTAATAAGCGCAGTGATGAGCAGGTCTTCGGAGGAAAATGGCGCACAGCATCGTTTGAGGTCAAGCCTGAATGGCATGGCCCATATCATGGCATGGACTTTGGTTTCTCTGGCGACCCTGCTGCGATGGTTGAGGTGTGGGTGGAAAACCTACCCGGAGACCGGCGCAATGTTTATATTAATCGTGAGTATGGCAAGGTTCACCTTGAGATTACCGACCACCCGGCGGCAATGGACCAGGCATTCCCGATGGCGCGAAAGGCCCGATGGTATGCCGACTCATCAAGGCCAGAAACCATCAGCCACATCAAGCGCGCTGGATTTGATATTCATCCCTGCAACAAATGGCCTGGTAGTGTTGAGGATGGCGTGACGTGGCTCAGGGGTTGCGACAGCATCATCATTCACGACCGATGCACAGAAATGAAAAATGAGGCCGCGATGTACAGTCACAAGGTCGACAAGAACACTGGTCTGGTGCTGACTGAAATAGTTGATAAATATAATCACTATTGGGATGCGGTGCGCTATGCGCTGAATGACTATATTGTGCAGCGCGGCTCTGGATGGATTAGAAGGAGCAGGAGATAAGAAAAAGCCCTCTAGCGAGGGCTTTCTGTTTAATTTTTGCGCAGAAGCGTGGATACCGTTTCTTGTGATGGGTGTCGGTAGTTAACCAGTTGCTCCGGCATACTCATAAATTTATTGTTTTTATCTTTGACCGTGACAAAACAGGAGTGAACACCAAATGCACCAGTGTTGATTGTTTCGTCGTATTCGTGGAGAAGTTCGGCCATTTTTTCCCGCCACTCTTTCGGCATCTGCATCATAGCCACGCGGGGCATAACAACAAACGCCGCATAAGATAAACCGAACCACCCGTGCAGGTCTTTTCGATCGTCATATTCCATCGCCTTTACCTTTTATGATTAAGTCGCCAATCGACTTAGTAAATTTAATCTACATCAACCACTAACCCACGTCAACATTTATAATAAATTATTTGTAAAGCCAGCAATGAACCCCCGCATTGCGCATTGCGGCATAAATCACGTCATCAGACACGACCGCCATTGCCACCCTGTCAGCGTCAATCTGCTGGTGCGAGGCCATAATGTCATCGTAGAAAACATCGTTAGCATGCAGCCACTCATACGCATGCTTTGCCCTCATGATTAGGACGTCATGCCCGGCAGAGTAGAGTGACTTAGCCAGCGAAACGTTTCCATGAATAGCATTACCTTCAGCATCGCGCAGCACGCCATCAAGCTCAAAAATGACACATTTCATAAGATTTCTCCGAGAGGTTTCATTTTAATCTACGCCATGCTAGAATCTACGTCAAGGCGCATTGACATAACTACATCACCGGGGAATCATGAAGGCATACTCATCTTTTTCGTGGGAGCAGAAGGAGAAAATATACTCACTCGCAAGAGCGGGTGTGTCTGATGAGGCGTTGTGCGAAAGGTACGATGTGGATGAGGCTATCCTGCTGCGCATGTATGATGAAGTGCTGTGTGAGTTGCAGCGGAGGCGGGGGTATAGCGGCCTGAAGACGATTAATGATTTCTTTCGGAATGTTGAGTTAAATAACGATGAGGGTGGCGATTTATGATTATTGAAGGCAAACTCTTTTACGATATTAAATTATTCCAAAGCAACAGCGGCGCCCTGCATTGTTCGCAGCAAAATGATGGGGCAGGAACAGATGATAAGTTAATCATCGACAAACACCAGGCCGCACAGCTTATCGAAGTTTTGCAACGCTGGGTTGATGGCGAGGAGATTGAGTGATGATGACCACTCGGCAAAGATACAAGATGGGATATTTAGGCTATCTGCGAGAGACGGCCAGTGATCTTCTTGATAAGAAGGTACTTGCAGATATGGTTTATGGCCTGCTATGCCTTATGCTAATCATCTCCATGCCCATTTCAATCCCTGTTGTTGCAGTGATGAGGATGGTGGTAACTAAGCGCAACATGCGCAAACAATACGGCCACAATGAACTTATGGGAGATTGAGTGATGAGCATTTACTTTATTCATGCGGAAGCCATTCTCAGCAATGGCCGCGTTACCGAGAAGGTCGGGAAAGTGGTAATTGCTACTAATGCGGTTACTGCGCTTGCTGAGTTTTGGGCAGATGATAGCATCTCAACGTTAACTAATCAGGGCATCAAAGTCGTAATCGACAAATTCGAAAAGGTGGAATGATGAAGCGATTCCTTTTGGCATGGCTACACCTGTTCGCAGTATACATGGTATGCCTCGCACTGGCCTTCCCGGTCTGCTGGTTCATCAAGTGGGAGCCACCGATGCTGAGCGATATCATGAATATCGGCGTGCTGCGTATTGCGGTGTTCATGTTGGTTGCGTCTATGGTTGGCGCGTTGTTTCTTAGTAGAGTTGAAGAATAGCAGCCAGGCGCTTTATAATAAATTGCGGATAGGAAGGCCATCCGATAAGTGCGTTAGTCAGCGCATTTCCGCAATCCTCTACTGACTCCTGATGACAAGGTATAAATCATGAATTGGAATGAAATATTTTCTTACTCCGATGGAAATCTTATATGGGAGAGGGTTAACAGGAATAGATATAATAAGCCTGGCGATATTGCTGGCAGGATAAACCCGACAAACGGTTACTTGTATGTAAAAGTAAATCAGGAGGTGAGATCGGTTCATAACATCATATGGGAGATGCACAATGGGAAGGTGCCTGACGATATGGAAATTGACCACATAAACCACATTAGAACAGATAACCGCATTGAAAATTTAAGGATTGTTTCTCATCAGCAAAACGCTATGAACAGGAGCAAAACATTAAGGAATACATCGGGCGTTGTTGGCGTATCTTGGTGCAAGATGAAAGGGAAATGGTATGCGCACATAAAGAAAGATGGAGTAATGCATAACCTTGGGAGATACACCAATTTTGAGGATGCTGTTCTGGCAAGAGCGTCTGCCGAAAAGAGGCTTGGCTTCCATGAGAACCACGGCTCTTGATGATATAATGACCCTTACAGAAATGTGAGGGTTTTTTATGAGCGATAAAATCGCAGCACTGAATGCATACATTCAGCAAAGAGTAGCAAACAATAGCCGGGTTATAGAACGCCAGAGGCGTGAGTTTGGCGGTGTAAACATAGACCAAAAGCACACCAGACTGTATGTCGAATGTGGCTACCCTGAAGAAATCACAGCCGAGATGTTCCGCTATGCTTATGAACGCTATGCACCGGCAACTGCTGGCGTCAACCGCGTACTTGATAAGTGCTGGCAGACTCCGCCGCAAATCCTTCAGGAAGGCGCCGATGATAAAGCAAGCACTCCGTGGGAGAAAGCAGCCAATAAGCTGTTTAAGCGTGCTGCGCCGTTCATTAAGGATGCAGACCGCCGCAACCTCATCAACCGCTACTCCGGCCTAATCCTGCAAATCCGTGACGGAAAGCAGTGGAATGAGCCTGTAGACACCACGAAAACAAGACGCATCAAGGATGCTGCCATTGTCCGTTACATTCCGGCATGGGAAGAGCAGCTCCGCGTCAGTGAATGGGAAAATGACGAATCCAGCGAAGACTATGGTCAGCCGAAGATGTACGAATATCAGGAGTCGGTAGTCGGCGCCTGCAACAGCGACGGAAAACCAACGCGTTCCCTGAGCATTCACCCTGACCGCATTATCGTATTTGCCGAGGGTGCGATGGATGGCTCCATTTACTCTGGCGTCCCACTTCTTCGTGCCGGGTATAACCACCTCATCGACATGGCGAAAGTAACCGGCTCAAGCGCCGAGGGCTTCCTGAAGAATGCAAGCCGACAGCTCAACGTTAATTATAATAAAGACAACGTTTCCGCTCAGTCTCTGGCGCAGCAAATGGGCGTGCCGCTGGAGGAGCTGGCAGATGTGCTTAATGAGGATGTGGCGCGCCTGAATGAGGCTATTGACGCAGCTATGTTCACGATGGGCGCTGATGTCAAAGTCCTCTCAGTGACGCCAGCAGACCCAAGCCCAACGTGGACTATTGCAGCCAACCAGTTTGCGGCATCCATCAAGAAGCCATTCACCATCCTGTTTGGTCAGCAGACTGGCCGCCTTGCATCCGACGAGGATAAAACAGACGACGCCATGAGCGCCAAGCAGCGCCGCGAGGACTGGCTGGATTACATCATTTCGGTGTTTATCGACCGGATGATTTCCTTTGGCATTCTGGATAAGGCGCCAGAGAGCGGTTATTACTGCAAATGGGATGACCTGCTTGCACCTTCCGAGCTGAACAAGGCCGACCTGCTGGTTAAACTTGCTACCGCAAACGAGGCTGTATTTAAGTCCGGTCAGCTTGCCCTGATGACCGCTGATGAGATGCGTGGCATTGTTGGTATGGAGCCTCTGGAGGAGCAGCTTCCTGAGGGATTGCAGGAGGGTCAGCAGCAAGACCAGCAATCGCAGCAAGACCAACAGCAGGGCCAGACCGATGCGCCTCCTCAAGATTAATGCCCGGCTTCCGCAGCCAAAATTAAGCATGAGCCTGACAGACCCACTCGGCGCAGTGGGTCGCGTCAACAAGATGGTGCGCGATGTTGATGCCAGGTATGTGACGCTAAAATCGCAGGTTTCCGAGCTATTCCGCACTATTCCCGTGGCGACCGGCAATGCTGAGGCTGGAAATTATTATTATGATTTCTCCGCCTACCGCGCATCGACATTCTTTGATGAGCTTCAGCGCATTCTTGATAATCAGCTGCTGGAAGGTGATGATTTCACACATGGCAGGATGTGGGCCTCATCCTATGTCAGCGATGCCATGTATGCCGGGACGCAGAAGGCAAACTCAGACCTGAGTGACCTGTCCTCGGCATACAAAGACAGCAGGCCGCTTGCTGAAATCCTGTATTCTCAGCCCTATCTCGACCGGCTCCAGCTTGCGTATACGCGCACGTATAACGACTGGAGCGGACTTTCAGATTACACGCGGCAACAGGTGGCGGAAGTTATCACTGCTGGCATTGCAAATGGCGACGCCCCGGGGGTGGTTGAGCAAAACATCGTTAACCGCATGGATGTATCAAGAAGCTATGCCCGGTCAATTGCTCAGACCGAAATCACCAACACCCTGCGTGAGGCTAACAGGCGCGAAGTGAAGGAGGCGCAGGTCACGCTGGGTATGGATACTATCATGCTCTGGCAGTCGGCGCTGATGAAGACCACCCGCGTAACTCATGCCGCGCGTCATGGGAAGTATTACACCCCGGAAGAGATTGATGAGTTCTACAGTGAAGGCGCAAACCGCCGTAATTGTCACTGCGCGCAGATTCCGGCTCTGGTAATGGATGGCAAGCCGGTTATACTTGAGAAAACGCAAGAAATGCTCGATAAGCAGCGCGAAGCATGGCAGGATACGCATAAGAAAGCCGCCTGATGGCGGCTTTTTATTCTCGTGGCGATTAATGAATCAGAAATATAACGCCAAGCAACATTCCGAAAAGAACCCATACATCCATATCACACCTCCAGCTTCACGCCGGGAATTTTACCGGCCGCGATGGCGTCGTAAATATCAAACCAGCAAGAGCCATAGCCGGACTCCTCATCAACTCTTCCAATACCCCCGCCAGCGTTGCACAATGCCTGTACTGCCTTCTCGCGCTTCCGCCCTGCTTCGGTGCGCACCCGATGAAATTCTGAGTCCAGTATTGAAATCATGAACTCTTCATAATCACTTTCCTCATCATCAGGATTGCCTTTTGATGCGAATACCATGTGATGCGCTACAGCAAGGCATTTCGCTTTAGTGCGATGCGAACCGTATTCGAACTCACAACCAACCGGCGGCAATCCTTCTCCACTCCATACCGGCGCAGCATCCTGGCCGATGCACTCATTCAGGTCTACTTCTTCATCAGATTTTGGCTGCTCTGCTTCCTGTGGCTGGTGCAGGCGGTAGGCGATGATGTCATTATCTTGTGCGCTACCTAGCCAGAAAGCGAATGAGGCATCACGACTGCTTGGTGCTAAATCATCCGCAGGAAGCGAAAATAGCTCCTCCCCGTCACGGTAACGCACATCAACCAGAGTTCCTGTCGGTACCGGGCATTCACCACCACCCCACTCAATCCATCCTTCATTTTTGGCAGCCAGCGCGGCTTCGTACTGTTCGCGGGTTATGATGGCGGTGCGTAGTCATCAGCGAGGAGGGGCTCCTTCCTGTTTAAAATTAGGTATGTTTGCCACGACGCAGAATATCTCCACGTTCCATGTTCGTTGGTTTCCAAGCCATCAGCGGTTGCATATTTGTTGATTGCTTTATCCTTATCCTGAGTGATGGCAGCCGTACCATCTGGCCATGACCAACCATTTTCGATAGTTTCTTCAACCAAAACATCAATCAGCTTCATTTCTTCTCTCCGTTATAAATACTTTTCAGTTCACCCATCACATTCAGCCATGCTGCATGCTCATCCATGCCGCGCATCACCAGCTTAACATAGCGATTACGGGCCTTAAACATCAGGCGCGAGCACATTACAAGTCACCCATGCTTGATACGCAAAGAGCAATTGTGATTGCCTTGATTTCTTTTGGTGTCTTGTTCGGCATTGAGTAGGCCATCTTCACTGTTGCACCAAGCACCTTGTTGGCATCCACGCCGTACTCAGGGCTTTGCGCTACCGCCATTGCTATGCTCTGAGGCACGCCGGAATCACGAGCGTCGGCCGCGGCGAATCCAACATCACCAACTTTGTTGCACACTTCACCAGCCGACGCACCAAAAGAAGCCACTGCGAATACTGCCGCCACGATAAATTTTTTCATTTTTGAATCTCCTGTGTTTGTGTAACTACATCATCGCCTACGATTCAATCTACGTCAATAGGATTATGATAAAATAATCTTCATCGGAGGTGATCATGGAATTTTCTCATTTAGGCAGAAAGGAGTTTATGATTGATGAGGTTGTTGATATCTCATTGATTGTTAAGTCACATACAACTCAAAACCAGTTTGATGCGCTATCAAGCCTGGCAACTTCAATTGGTATTGATGCGTTCAGCAAGTCTGCGCTCCTCAAAAAGCACAATGCCGGATGCTTCCAGTGCGCACAGGGCCAGTTTATGGCGTGGTGCCTTAATGACGGCGACAGACAGCGAAGAAAGCGTGAAAGAGAGGTTTATTATTATGGCTATAAGTAAGAACATGAAGGCTTTTCTGGATATGCTTGCGTTTAGTGAGGGCACTGACAACGGACGACAGCCAACAAAAAATCGCGGTTACGATGTGATTGTTGGTGGCTCGTTGTTCACTGACTATTCTGACCACCCACGAAAACTGGTCAGCCTTCCTAAGTTGGGCATCAAATCCACCGGCGCCGGGCGATATCAAATTCTGTCGAAGTTTTACGATGCCTACAAAAAACAATTAAGGCTCCCTGATTTCTCTCCACCCTCTCAGGACGCCATCGCAATTCAGTTAATCAGGGAATGCAAGGCTGTCAATGATATTGAGGCTGGTCGCATTGAGTCTGCAATCACAAAATGTCGTTCCCGCTGGGCATCTTTACCCGGAGCTGGTTATGGTCAGCATGAGCACAAAATGGATAAGCTAATTGCTGTCTATAAGGCAGCTGGCGGTTCTGTATCATGAGGCGCCTAAGTAACTGGCTTATCGGTATCTGGGCGTCATTCTGCTCGCTGATTCAGCTCTGGCCCGATGCCATGGTTCACGTATGGGCCTTCATGCCGGAAGACCTCAAGTCTGCCATTCCGCCGATTGCGGTCAAGGCGATCAGCTACAGCATCCTTCTTGCCTCGCTGTTTGGAAAAATGCACGGCATGAAGAAAGAGATTAAGGCGCTGAAAAATGATTCTGCAAATCCTCAAGGCTAACTGGAAAATCATTGCGGCTATCATCGGTGTCGCACTCCTGGCGCTGATTATCTACGGAAAGTGGGTCAATTACGGAAAGGCGAAATATAATTCTGGATATCTGGCCGCCGTAGAGGCGCAGAAGGTCAAAGACAAAGAGGCAAGCGAACAACATGAGCAAGATAAAAAGACAATCGAGCAGGAGGCGCAGAGTCGCATTGATTCCGCGCGCGCTGATGCTACCGCTGCTGCTGCTAAGTCTGGCAGGTTGCAGCAACAGCTCGCCACAATCAGAAAGCAGCTCGTCGATTATTCCCGCACTGAGTCCATTGGCAATCCAGCCTCAAACACCGGAGTTTTGCTTGCCGACGTGCTCAGCAAATCTGTCGAAAGAAACAGACAACTGGCAGAATATGCTGACTCAGCAAGAGAGGCAGGATTGACGTGCCAGGCACAATACAACTCCCTGCGCAATAAAAAAGCCCCGTAAAGGGGCTTTGTTTTATCGGATTGATAGATACTTAGCTAACTCCCCATTCTTATCTAGTTTGGCCATCTCAATAATGTCTTTCCCTGACATTCCGGCAGTGTTACGCGCCACCACAATCCCACCTTCTACAGTGAGGCTAACGCCAGATGACTGCATTCTTTTGACGAATTCCTCAACTTTCTTACTCATATAAAGCCCTCATTTTATATCCAAACATTATTGCGTTTTGATGCTCAACACTACCAGCAAACGCCAGATAGCGGCGCCCACGATTGCTGGTGATGATGTAGGCCTTTGGCACTCTATTCTGTTTTACCGGCATTATTTACCAGCCTCCTCTGCAACTTTATCATTGGCGGCAGCACGAAACAGCGTCGCAGTCAGGTAAAATCCACCAAGCCAGAAATACCCAAGCGCGAACATTACTGCTATTTCGCAAAATGTCGTCACAACCTGGTATTTATGATGAATCCATAGCGGCTTTTTGTAGCGAGCAACGGATTTATCAAGCAGGTCTTTGCTTGACAGTAAGCCAACTGATGCAATGATTGACGCAATCGACATGAACCAGAAAAAAGCCATTGCCATATTGTATGCATACACATTCTGCATAAACAGGCCGAAGTAAATCAGTGGCCACGTCAGGAAGATATCCCATGCGATGTTTCTCAGGAGTCTTTTCATTTCGATAACCTCGCCCAGCCTTTTCCTTTCACGTTATAAACAAGCCCCTTCTTTTTCAGTGCCTGCATTCTCCTGTCAAGGATTGTGATGTTTTTGACTGGTGAAATATCCAACACCTCACACCAAATCGACCCGATATCTACAGGACGGATTGAATCATCAAGACGGCGCAGAATTGCATCGTCAAGTTCATCATAAACACCCATCACTTTACCTCCCCATTCAGTTCATTAACAATTAATGTTGCATAGCCAGCGATGTCTTTCCAGCTATCGTCGTATGTCGGGTCGCCATTCAGGATTCTACCGATTTTATGCTGAATCATGTCGAGCGCCTCCTTCTGGCTCGCTGTCAGGTTGTTCCAGCCCTCCGTGTCATGCATAACTCGCTTCAGCGACCGCATGATTTCTGCGCCGTCTTTGAATTTGCCATAGCGATTTCCGCGCTCGGTAATGAGGGCTTCTGTTGTGGTTATCAGGGTTTCATTGATTTCCTTATTAATTATTTTTGACACATCCTGTGCTGTATTTTGTACCGCCTGTGCCAGATATGCGCCGCCACTCACTTCACTGGCCTTTATTGGCTCACGATGGGCGATAACAATATCGCCAACCTTTTCTATATTCTTGGCTCTGCCTGCATAATCCAAGCCAAGATGGTATACCCTGCCACTGATCGCTGACTTCACAATGAGAATGGAGCCTGGATGGCCGTCAAAATCCGCTTCACTTCCTTTATGGTATTTGTATTTCATCTCACCACCTCAAATTTAATTTTCACCACCTCATCACTTGAGGCGCCATTCTCAACGACCCATTTGTAGGCATCAAACCGATCTTCAAAGACAATCATTCTCGGCGGGTCGTCATCATCACCCCCATTAACATAAGAAACCGGGGCGCCATTGTCATTTATTACTGTCCACCTTTCCATCACTTCACCCTCAATGTAACCTTGTTTTTCTCATCCACACTGAAGTGTTTACGCACAAACGCATACATTTCTTCAGCGCTCCATTCCCGCATTGCTACATAGCAGTGCGCGTAATATCTGACATCTCGCAGGCTTAACGGCTGGCGCTTAGCGATAATCTCAGTCAGTACTTCCAGTGGTTCTTTGCGTTGTCTCGCCATTGTCGCTCTCCTGTGAAAATCATCTTGACGAATCTACGTCAATTAGTCAATACTCTGTGTTGTAGATTGTACCATAATGATAAAAGGTGGTGTGGAATGAAGAAGTGGCAGGAGGTGACAGAGGTTCATAAGCGCGATTGCCGGGAGACTCTGCAAATGCTTAATGTGCCAGAGTCAATCATTAAATCTATCGAGCAGCGCATTGACCTGGCTGCTATGGAGGCCGCCCATGAAGCCGAGGAAGCGCAAATGTTGTCATGGATGGACAGAACTCTACCGGGCGTTTTACATCGTGGTAAGACTACCGATTGAAGATGATGATGGGTATCTGCACAACCATAGTCAGGTACTCAAATATTATGGCGTTCACTACAAAGTTCTGATGGAGAGAAAAAATGACTACTGATCAGGTGTACGAAAAAGAGTTGCTGAACAAGCTGGAAGAACTCGACCGCACTCGTGCTTGGGTCGAAAGCGAATTGCGCGAAGTTCGCAACCGCATGCAACGGCAGGTTAACCGAGAAATTATCGAATGGCGCGAAGGGCGCCCGCATTTCAGCAATATTGGTGAATGGGTGGCGAAATGAGCAAGGCCAGCACGCTGCATCAGTTAATCATGGCTGATATCAGAGAAAGCAACGCAAGGGGAAGATGGCAGCAAAACCAGCCTGACCGGCGAACACTGTGGCAGAAGCTAAACCCCAAGCGCAGGAGGCTGAACAGAAAGCGAGATTATCGCAGGGATAGGGTGCTAAGAAGGCTATGCAACATTCAAGTTAGATATATGATGGAAAAGGTGGCGAAATGAAACCAATGATGAATGATGATGGGCTGCTGGAGTGTCCGTTTTGCAACAGCAATCCATATGAGGATAGAGACAAGGCTGATGGCGGTTATTTTGTGGCCTGTGAGCAGTGTGGATGTAGCACCGATCACTGGTTGAAACATGAAACCGCAATCATGAAATGGAACACCCGCAACGGCCACCTCTATACCGCTGACGACTACAAACAAGATGCAATGGAGCGCGCAAATGGACTTTAAAACGCAAATACTCACGGTGATAGAGCGCTGCGGCGGTGCAACCAATGCCATGATACGCAAGCAGACTGGCATGACAAACCGAGCCAGCGTTACAGGCTATCTTATTGAACTGGAGGGCATGGGATTTATTATTAAAGAGGAAAGCGTCAGCTATGGCAGGCGCTGCTTTAAGTATTTCCTCAATCCCGATAATACTGCGCTTGACCTGGCAATTCAGAGTTATCTTGAGGCGAACCCTGGGCGCAAGAGCAAGCAGATAGCAGAGGCTGTCGGTGTCAACTACACCATCCTCAAGGCGCGCATGCGCTATCTGGCAAGCATTGGTCAGGTTGATCGCGAAATGCTCCCAGGTGGAGCATGGAAATATTACTGGCAGGAGATCATCCCATTTGGCATGAGCCGTGACAGGATGATGTTTGAAAAGCTGCTTGCTGGGGCGCGCCAGTCATGTGGGCGGTAAAACACAAATCAGGAACCGTGCTGTTTGTCACTAACTGTGAACGTACGGCAAATAATCGCAGAGAGATGGGGTGGATAGTGGAGGAAGTGAGTATGACAAGTAGAGAGCAGTTTGATGATTTTGTGCGTGAAAATCTACACCCCGGCGCAAGCAATGCAGTAATCAGACTTTGTTGGCGCGCATGGCAAGCATCACGGCAAGCGGTTGAAATTGAAATCCCGGAAAGGCATTACTTCTGCGATAACGATGGTGCTTTTGTTGACGTATCTGATGTTATTTATGAGATTCAGCATGTTGGATTAAAGGTGAAAAAATGAAACTACAACTTAACGAAATCATGGAAGCAACAATTAGCGAGCTGGATGACATTGACATGACGCTTGCCTTTGAGATTGAGGCCATTGAGCGTCAGCTTGCTGGAAATCAGAATGGAAATAAGGTATGGAGAGAGAAGGCTATGAAGGCAAAGGGACATATGCAGCGCACTCGCGCGCTGGTTCGCACTCGCCTTGATAAGCTCTATTACGGAGAAGAAAGAATGTTGCACGGCGCCATTCTGGCTGAAATACGCAAAACGATGTCTGTCGGGAAATTCATGGATGCCGTAAACCGCGCAAAAATTAACTGCGGAATGTTAAATAAGAATAGTCCTCAATAAATTCTCTTCCGTGGCTGTTACCTTGCACTCAGGAGGTAGCAGCCATGCCAATCATACTGATATCATTCTTTGCTACTCTTTTCGCTTTTACCGCATCTCCGCTTTACCTTGTCGCGTCCGTTTCGTGGTGCATATTCATGGTGTGTTATAATCCGGGCATAAAGTAAGCGCGGAGAAAGGTCATGATTGTCAAAATTGGCGACAAGTGGGTCGTTAAATCTAAGGATGGCTCGCACCAGTTTGGCGAGTACGACACCGAAGAGGCGGCGAAAAAGCGCCTTGCTGAGGTGGAGGCATTCAAGCACATGAATAATAAATTACAGGTTAACATCCTGTACACCATCAACTCAGCCAGCAACATCAGTGAAAAAATCATTGATGGCGACCCGCATTATGTCATCAAGAATGTTGTGCCGGTGGTAGATGACATTGTCATGAATGGTGGCCTGTACCCTGGCGATGAGATTAAAAAATCATTCCATGGTCTTGACGGGAAACCGGCGCCATATGACCACCCAAAGATTGACGGCAAATACGTATCGGCCAATATGACGCGAGCTGCCAACCAGTTCAGCGTTGGTGCATGGATTGAAAACTCATCCCATGACGGCAGCAAGGCGCTGGTAGACCTTTATATTAATAAGGTGGTAGCTGAGCGCTCTGATAAAGGCAAAGAATTGCTGTCGCGCATTGATGGGCTCAAAGTTAACAGCGCCGATGCTGAACCTGTTCAGGTGTCTACCGGATTACTGCTTAACCGTGAGCAGGCATCAGGAACTTCTAAGGGTAAAAAATATTCCTGGATTGCCCGAAATATGGAGTGGGATCACCTCGCCATTCTTCCGCCTGGCATTCCCGGTGCTGGCGGCCCTGCTGACGGTGTCGGCATCTTTGCCGCTAACGGCGAAGACATTGAGCGTGTTGTAGTTAACCTTGAGGAATCGGCAATGACCGACGAAAGCGCAAACAAAATCAAATGGTGGCAGCGTGCCATCAATCGCCTGACCGGCAATCAACTGTCATTCACCGATATTACCGAGCAGCTCCGCAATATTATCAAGGCAGAGAAGGGTGATGATTCATGGCCTTATATCGTCGCTGTTTATGATAATTACTTCGGAGTTGAGATTGACGGCACCATTTATATGCAGTCCTACATCGTCCGCGAGGATATGGTAGAATTAGTCGGTGAACGGGTTAAGGCTGTTTATAAGACAGAGCTTGAACCGGTAAAAACAACTCAAGGGGAAATCTCAATGACTAACGAGGAATTACAGGCCGTTCTGGCCGATGCCCTCAAGCCGGTTCAGGAATCGTTGACCGCAGTCAACCAGAAACTGGCCGATGTGGAGGCGCAAAACAAAACCCTGCGCGACCAGCTGCAAGCCAATGCTGCACAGGAAGAAACCGCAATGCGCGCTGCTATTCTGGCTGAACTGAAGTTGCCGGAATCTGCTGTTAATGCGCTGACTGGCGAAGCACTGCGTGAAACCTATGCGCTCACCAGTAAAGCGGCTCCGATTTCCGGTGGGTTCCAGCCGAACCGTACCGAAGAAGATTTTGATATGGAGGCACCTGAATAATGGCTACTATCCGTTATGGCACCATCATCGGCGGCCCGGCCCGCAAAAACGACCCGCAGTTGCGAGAAGGGCTGATGAACTCCGCTCTGCAACCTGGCGCACTGGTCGACTTCAACTCCTCTGACAAAATCATCGCGCATGCGACTGCTGGCGGTCATGGTTTCCCTTATGTCCTGCAACACAACTATGTTGGCGGCGGAGACGTGAGCGAAGCTGTACCGGCGAATGCTACCGGCATGGCAGTACAGTGCGAATTTGGCGTAACGTATCACGCTCTGGTTGCGGCATCCTCCGCGCTGGTAAAAGGTACTCCGCTGGCAAGCAATGGCTCCGGCGCGTTAAAAGTGGCTGGCACAGGTGATAAAATCCTGTTCTATGCGTATGAAGCCTACACCGTAGCATCTGATGGCGCTGAACTCGTTGCAGTTCGTCGCGCTGGCAATGCTGCAATGCCTGCGGCGTAAGGAGCCGAACAATGGAAAAGATTATCTTTACGAAAGGCCTAATCACCAATTCGCAGGTGGTTAAAGAGCAGTGGCGCCACCTGACCGTTGACCGCAAGGTTTTTATCAATGGTGAAAACGCGCTGGCGAAAGAATACGGCGTGAACGCCACCGCACTGGTAACGAAAGATTACTGGCGCGAAGTGGACGACGTGACCACCCGCGTATTCCGCAATGAGTCCGGTATGGACATGATGGCCGACCTGATGACGCTGGCGACCAATATCAATATCGGTAAGACCGTGGCAATCAGCCGTATGGCTTCCGATGCTGGTAAGGTTGTGCGCACTATCTCCGGGCAGGAGCCTGAAGACCTGGATAAAACCCGCTATTCCTACAGCGGTGATGTAATCCCTATCTTCAAAACCGGGTATGGCCGCGAGTGGCGTGAGCTGCTGGGTATGCAGTCAGAAGGCTTCGACCCGCTGATTGATGACCAGGAAAGCACCACCTTCAACCTGCGTGCAGACATGGCTGATTATCTGCTGGTCGGCGACGCAAGCCTGAATGTGAATGGCGTGTACACCGCTTACGGCATCACCAACCACCCGAACACCGTGCAGCTCAACCTGAGCGCTACCGGTACTGGCGCGCTGAACATCGACCTGCAAACAGCAACTCCTGATGAAATCGTTGAGTTCTTCAATCAGGATTTCCAGGCGGTTCTGGATGCGCAGAACGTGTTCGAGCCGGTTACTCTGTGGGTTTCTCCGTCTGTGCGCCGCTCCTTCAGCCGCCCGTACTCCAACGCGGCAGGCTTCAAAGGCGGCACCATTGAGGATTACATCCTCGCATTCGGCAAAACCGGCAACGTTGGCCGCATCGCGTCTATCGGCACCAACTTCAAGCTGACCGGGAACCATTTCGTCGGCTATGTGAAGAACGCGCTGTATATTCGCCCTCGCGTCGCTCAGCCGGTATCCACCTATGCAGAGCCGCGCACCACGCCGCACGCTAACTTTAACTTCCTGACCTGGGCTGCTATGGGTTTGCAAATTCGGCGCGATTATTCAGGAAAATCAAAGGTTTTCAACGGGTATGGAACACAAACAGCGTTGTAATTGATAAAGGGGGCGTTAGCCCCCTTCTTTATATCTTATCTCCCCATAAACCATCCATTGAAGCATATAGCACCACTCCCACTCTGTAATATCATCCCTTAGCCATCGGCTATTCTTTTTGAAATTGTACTCGGCAGGTTCAGCTTTAAGGTTATGCAAGCAATTAACTAGCTCTGGATACACAAGCCCATTCTTAACAAACCAGTTCACAGGAAGAATATGGTCAATGTGCCATGAACTTCTATCATCAAATCTCATCCATGGTTCCATTGTTGACTCTATATGGTTAAAAAATTCATCCTTTGAGTAACCAAGAACTTCATCAACGCTTGAATCAGAAAGGATAGCACCGATCTTGATATCCATTCTTTCCAGGGCCTTCCTAAGGAGTAGATGGTGCGGGTTATCTATCATCCATTGCTTTACGTTTTGCAATGCCTTTGCGTTACCATTTTTCGAGTAATACCATTTACGATAAATCTTCCTTTTCTTCTCCAAAAACTCCTCGCGCCTCAAAGGGTCTTCTCTAATCTTTTTGCTATATTTGGAACTATTAAGCGACCTCTTTCTCCTGTTTTCTTCCTTTGAGTAATATTTATCATATGATTTTTTCCGGCTAATTCGCTCCCTTTCCTGTCCCTCGCTTGTTGCGCGCTTGGCTCTGGTGAACTCATACAGACAATCCTTGCATCTCCCTCCGCCAGCGGTAAAAAAGGTGACGCACCCACACTTTGCGCATGGGATTTCGGTGCAGACAAACTGCTTTAATCCCTGCTTTCTGGCTTTAATTGCCAGCTCTTTTCTTGTGGTCATGATGTAATCCTTGCTGATTTGGTTTTGCCATCTTAGCACATCTATACTTGATGTGTTATAATTAATCAACATCAAAATAGAGGTATTTACCATGGCTAAATACGAAGTAATCGCCAGCGGAATTTTCGTCAAAGATAAAGATGGTCGCCTGCGTGAGCTTACTATTGGCGATATCATTGACGAATCCACCCCGCATATCGAGTCAAAACTTCGCCCGGTTAGTGAGAAAATTCTGGAAGTTGCAACTCCGCAAGAATCGCAGCCAAAGGCGAAGAAAACCAAGTAAAATAAACCCGCAAACAAGCGGGTTTTTTATTGGGGGTTATCATGGCTGTCAGGTACGAAATAAACACAACTCCGGCTGACGGAGAGGTTTTGCTTAGCGAAACCATGTCAGCAGACTGGACTGCATTGCAGGTACAGATTGTGCCGTTAAACTCTTCCGGCGGTCACGCACCATTAACAAGCGGCTCTGTCTCCGTAATGGTATCGCCGTTTGCATCTGGTGACTTCTGGATTGATGTCAACAATAATAATTATTATGGTGTGGCACTGCGACTGAAAGTGATAAAGTCACAGCTTCCTGCTGGCGTTGCATCCCTGAAAGCCCTGGTGTGGCGAGCTGACACCTCAGTGCCATCAAGTCAGGTTGTCGCTCAGCCATATACCGAGCTTGCCAATAAGCAGGGAAAGCTATTCACTGCATCGCGTCGCGTTACTGATGTCGCTGGCGGAGCTAACCTTGACAGCATTTTTATTACCGGCTCAAAACAGGTTGTGTTTAACCAACGCATCATCGGATACACCGGCAAAGGTGTCATAGCATCCATTTACCGTGGGGCTGTAGCCACTGGCGGCACCGCTGCGGAGGTTAATAACCCAAATGACATAGCGCCACATACTGCAACGGCACAGCTTCTGACTGGCTCTACGGTGACAAGTATCGGTCAGCTGACGGTGGCTGCGACGTATAGTGAAGGGAACGCATCAAACCAGGGGCAGGGCAATTCGCAGGCAAAACTCGGTGAGCAGGTCATCATGGCGCCCAATACCACCTATCTGTTGCGCATCACATCCCTGGATACTGCGGCGCAAAATATCAATGCTTATGTTTCATGGTTTGAGGATGACGCTTATCTTCCGTGATAAAAGAAAAGCCCCGTAAGGGGCTTTGTTTACTTATGGTCGCGTAAATTAATGAGGCCATCAATCAGCCTCTGAATTGAGGCGTTGTCTTTAAATGTGATATAAATTTCCGCCTCATCAATATCATCAACTTCATCGCCAGGTACCCCTCTATTTGTGCTATTAGCAATAGCTATTAACTTTTCACCATGGCAATAGCCAAATTTAATGCCAACGTAACCATCGCCAAGACGGGCAACCTTTGATCCATCTTTCTGAGTAAAAACACCATTCTTTTTCATCACTAAATCCTCATTGGTGTAAATGTTATTTTTTGTTCTTGATGTAATGCTGCTTTGCAATATACAACATCTCATCAAATGACTTTCCGGTAACGCTTCTGCTCTGCCGGTAGTGCTGCAATGCGGCCTCTATGGCCGCGTTGTCGATTCCCGGCAGTTTTTCGCGCAGGTTTTTCTCTATGAATTGTTCTGGGTTCATTAAATAGACCTCATGAATGCTTTAATGAATTCCGTTGCGACTTGCGGAACGATGGCATTGCCATAACCGCGCAGTCGTCCCACTCTGGCGGGAATCCCATTAGCCAGCGGGAATGTGCCGGGTTCAACTGGCCGGAACTTTCCATCCCTGCATCCGAGCCAGTCAGCATCTGACCAGAAGCCGTGATTCGGATTGGTTGAGTTATCGCGGCAAAGTCCTGCAAGCGTTGTTGTATCTTGCTCCCGTCCTTCCGATACATAGTTATTGCGTTTTCTGGTGCTGCAGTCCTGTCGTTGCTGTTCGCGGTTGGGCTGGGCCAGGCTGCTCGCCACACTTCCCTCCCCAAAAGACTGTTGGTCGGTACGTTCGGGCATTCCTTCCCGTCCTTGTGGTCGCGTGTCGTTGGCGTTGGCCATGCCGCCAGCTTCGCCTGTCCTGGTAGCTTCAGGCATATCTTCCGGTCTGGTCCGCTGTAACAGTGTGTGCTGCCGGTTGTGTCGTTCACTATCGGAGTTGCCCAGTTGGTGCGCACCAAAGAACAACCTGTCTCTTTTGTGCGGTGCACCGACGCTGCACGCTGGCAATACTGCCGACCCGCAGGCGTAGCCTTTTTCTTCCATGTTAAGGAATACAAAATCGAGCCAGTGCTTTCCAATTGCTGCCGCAACCTGCTCTCCAAACAGTAATTGAGGCTTACACTCTCTGATGAGCCTGAGAAATGCTGGGGCAAGGTGGCGCTCATCGTCAAATCCGAGAGACTTACCGGCAACGCTAAACGGCTGGCAAGGTGGTGAACCTGTCCAGAGTTGAGAGCTTGCTGGTATTCCAGCCAACTGGAGTGCAAGGGGCCACCCTCCGATTCCGGCAAAGAAATGACATTGTGTAAATCCTTCCAGGTCTGAAGGGGTGACTTCGGTAATTGATCGTTCATCGACATATCCGTAAGGAATTAGTTTATTGTTAATTAGCTCTCGCAGCCACGCCGCCGCACCTGCATCCCATTCGTTGTAGTAGCTGGCTGTCATCACAGCTTCTCCAGAATCGCCAGCACTTCACTCAACTCCGCAGAAGGAAGGCGCAAAAACTCCTCGGTCTCCTGTGCCACATGGCCCTCAGCGACAACCATATGGTCTGCTTCTTTCAGAAGCTGAATCAGGCGGTCAATCGGCTTAACTTTTTTGGCCTTGAGCGTTTTCGCCGTCACCTTATCTTTGCCCTGCGCTTTCGCCTCCTCAACGGCAGCATCAATAACGTTAACGGCATCATCACCATGCTCACGTGCGACCGCAACGGCGTTGGCGTAGCTGATTTGCCCTGCATTGATGCGCTGCTTGATGGCTTCCGGCACATCACCGAGTGACAGGTGCATTTGCACATCAGAAACTGAGCGACCGACCTTTTTAGCAATCTCTTCATTCGTCCACCCAAAACATTTCAGGCGCACATAAGCCTTTGCACGCTCAAGCGGGTCGAGTTGCTTACCTTGACTGGACGAAACCATGAAGGCGATTTTATCCGCTTCATCGCCGGTGAAGTCTTTGCACTCAATGCGCGCAATTGGCACACCGCGCTCAATGGCACGTAGTGCGCCGAGATAACGATGCTGGCCGTCAAGAATCTTGATGCGCTTTCCGTCGGCATCAGGAATAACAGTTAACGCCGGGATTGGTTGGCCTGACTCCCAGCACTGCGCGAAGTATTCAACGTGCTGCTCATCGGCTTCGGGGATGTTGTATCCTGGCTCAAGATAAAGCTGATCGACAGGAACAAGGTAAGTCGTCTTGTTTACGGTAATTCCATCACGGGTTTCTTTATTTGCATATCTCTGACTTAAAGATGCCATACCTTCCTCACTTTGATAAACAGATTGCGCTGGCAATGGCGAATCCGATAACAATTAACGCAAGATTGATTTTGAAGTTGAGCCATTCTTTTGCGTCTTGTTCACGAATCACTTTGATTCTCCTATGATTCTATCGACGTTCTTTGCAGTCATCTTTAATTTTTGTATATACACTAGTTGACTGACCGTTAACGCACCATGTAATTCCCTTTGTTGGCCCATCGAGAACCAGCATATTTGCCGTACCATTCCTCCATGCAGCCGTAACTTTGCCGCGAACTCCGTCGCCCATATCGTAAACGTCACCAACTTCCAACTTCGGGTATTCATAACCTAACATTTTTCATCACCTCTAACATTTATTGTTGTTTCTACATCATCACTATAGCGACCCCCTCAATCTACGTCAACACTTTATGATAAAATTAAACCAACAACACTCACCCCGCGCTGTTCCGTCCTGAAAAACGTAAGGCGGCGAAATTGGATATAGCAATCGGCGTTATCGTCATAGCGTTTTCGCTGGTTCAGGTGTACAGATGCTGGAAGTTCATCATTCGGAGAATAATTAATGAGAGACGCGCTTCAGCACGCCGCAAACCAGATAATTAGTGGCACTGTCGGCCAGGTAATCGACAAAGCCGGTTATACATCCATCGGCACGGGTCTTGGCCTGAAGGTGGCAGAGCAGACGCCGGTCGCACAATCATACATTGCCTCAATGATCCCCCATTCGATTACCGAGTGGGCAGCGGTAGCCTCTATACTTGGCGCGCTGTCACTGGTGGCAAAAAACCTTTTTGAGATGTGGTGGAAGATTCGGGAGAGCAAAAAGAATGGCAGCACCGACAGCAAGTGAACTCGTCGCCGCCATGGCGTCAAGAGGCGTAACCATCACCACGGCAGACGCAACTGGCATCCTGTGTCTGGTGGCGAGCATCACAGAGTGCCTTGAGCTTAATTACCCTGAAGACACATGCAGGCAGGATGCAATTCTGCTATGGGCATCTATCCTGATCGCCTCAAATACAGCCGGGAGATACATCACAAGTCACCGGGCTCCATCTGGTGCGTCGCAATCATTTGGTTATGGAAGCAAGCCGTGGATGGCCCTTTACAATCAGATGAAACTACTCGATACGGCAGACTGCACAGGCGACCTTGTGGAAGAGCCTGATGGGGCAGCAAAGCCGTGGTTTCGGGTTGTCACCGGGAGCAAGTGCAGATGAAAACGTCAACATTAACTGTAAATATCGCAATCCGTAAATGGTGCATGCCGCTGCTGGTTATTCTGGTATTGCTGCGCCTTCCTGTTCCGCGCTGGGTTTATACTCTTGAGGCCGCACCATGTCAGCAATAGCGAGATGGAGCTATACGCAGCCATGCACAATCTGGCGGCTTACTGGCAAGGATAAGTATGGCAAGCCAACATTCGCCGCGCCAGAGTCCATCATGTGTGATTATGGCTTCGATAAGAATCTGACCACCGGCACAGCTGGCAATGAGATTGCACAGAAAAACACATTCTGGACGGAATATCAGGATGCGTCTGTTGGCGACTTCATCATGCTTGGTACCGTCACAAGTGCTGACCCGCTGGCCGCCGGAGCTGACCAGATTAGAAACGTCGTGAATTACGGCAATACGCTGGACCGCAACGACCTGCCTGATTTTGCGCTGGTAACGGGGTAATTTATGGCCGCCAAAATGCGAGGTATCCAGCAGGCGATTAAGCGCACCCAGCAGATAGTCGGTGAGATTACTGGCGAGAAGGCGGTATCAGCAATAAAAGCCGCCAACTATATCATCAGGACTGAATCGGCTTCCATGACGCCAGTAGCCACATCAGTTTTGATAAACAGCCAGTATGACACCGTTGAGGTTAATGGCACTCGCATAACTGGCAAGATTGGGTATGTAGCTAATTATGCTCTGTATGTCCACAATGCATCTGGTACACTGCTGGGTACGAACACGCCACGCACAGGACGGCTCAAAGGAAAGGGAAATGTATGGGATAAGAGCGGCGAACCTAAATTCCTTCTCAAGGCTGGCGAAAACACACGCGAACTTGTCGATCAGGTAATCAAAAAAGAGATGACGCTAAAATGAGAGATATGCTTGAGCTTGTTGACCAATACCTTAGCGATGCCGGTCTTTATAACGGGTGGACTTCTCAGCTTGAGTTCTGGAACGATACCGAAGTTGGCACAGACCGGTTTATGGTGCTGCAATCCAATGGCGGCACGAACGTAAGCAAAGACCTCAGCAATGATTATTATTTTTCGCTCTATATTGTCGGCCAGCAGGGTCAGTACAACATCGAAGAAACAAAGGCAAAAGCGCTTGATGTCATCGCATACATCAAAGAACATCCAGTTGATAGTTGCATTGGCATGATTCAGTTGCAGGCTCCGCTTGGTCGCCCTACGCTTACGACAGAGCAACGGCCTGTTTATGAGTTATTGCTGAGGGTTGTTTTTGGTGAGTGATGGTTCCCGCGACAGGATTAGAACCAGTTACCGATTGCTTAGAAGGCAATTGCTCTATCCTGATGAGCTAATGGTGCGTTGTGTTGTGGTGAGTGGAGTCGAACCACCTTCCATCAGTGCGCTGCTGATTGGGTTACGCGCATCCTGCGGTTACTTATCCGGAATCTTCACCGCAAAACTATTCCCTAGCTCGCCGTTGAGCTTCACCACAACGGAAAGAGCACTGACTTCGAGCAGACCTTGGGCCCAGGAACGACGATAAATCTCAATGCTCTTACCTGTTGTGTGCCCACTATTAATCACACCGGGCCAGTGCGCCGAATTCATTGACAAGGAGTCGGGAGACCTTGCTGGTGTTTAGCCGTTAGGCTACTGCCAGATACATTTCTTCGTTTGCATTTATCTTTGTGGTCAGTTTCTAAAAACCCGCAAAGTCGCACCGAAAACTATCTGCTATTTAATCTACACCGCCAATCAAAACCTGTCAACATGATATAATGCGATTGTTTAGCTAAACACAGAGGATTCTAAACATGGCTATTTGTGCAAATGATAACGGCATCATCACAGGTCGCCAGTCGCTCATTGAGCTGGCTGATGGCTGCTGGGATGCTGTGCCAGCAGAGGAAGACTGGAAGTTTTTTGCTCCCATGACCTCAAAAGGCGTCGACTTCAGCCCAAGCACCACCACTTCAGAGGCTGATGATGGCGATGGCTTTGTCGCCACGCTGGTCACTACCGCAGACCTCACCATTTCTGGTGATTTCGAAGTTCGCAAGGCTGACAAGGCTGATGAGTATGGCGTGCATAACCTCATCAAATACTTTGTCACCGAAGTAAAAGCGCGTCGACAGCCGTCGCTGTGGGTTCGCCAGACCACCGGTAATACTGTTGTTGTGGCCTACTGCAACATCACCGCACTGAGCTACGATGGCGGCACCAACGACATCATCACCGGCTCAGTTGAATTCAAGCCGTATGATGGCTCTACTGTTGACGTGTCCAGCATCGAAGATTTGACGCTGACTACTGATATCAGTGCAACCAAAAGCGTTGCCACTGGCGCCACTCTGACGCTCGGTCCGGTAGTTGCGGCTGGTGGTGTCGAGCCTTATACCTACCAATGGTATAAAGGCACCACGCCGATCAGCGGTGCTACTACCGACACGTTCACCAAGGCCACTGCCGCCGCTGGTGATGCTGGTACGTACTTCTGCCGCGTGATGGACTCGGCAACCAGTCCTGATTACGTTGACTCCACCAAGTGTGTTGTTACCGTCACGGCATAAAGAAAACCCCCGAAAGGGGGTTTATTTTAATGTCCAGCTAATATTATTGAGGAAGAAATCGCTACGAACTCTTTTTACTAATCCTCGCTTTTCCATATCCTTTAATTTCCTCAGCACTGATGGCGTATCTATTCCTTTATACGTGTAAGAGAGCAGATTTCTAACGTAATATGTAGGTTCACCATTGCGCATTTTACCAAGGCACTTCAAAACATCATAATCCTGAATAAGCGCTATTCTCATGCTTTCCTCGTCTTGTTCTTGATGCCTCACAAAATCAGATTAGCAATAAACTCAGATCGTCTCAGGTGAATTGCTATCGCGTAGTTTATATCGATGCGCTGTCCTGCATATGCAGATATCACATCTTCGTCGTCTTTGTTAACTGGCATTTTTGGACTCCTGCATCATGAGGAAGACAATCATGGCGGCGCGGAGTGGGTTTGATTGATACTGAGCCTGATAATTTTGACACGGAGATATTGCGCAACACCATTGTTTAAACTCTCCCTCATACTCTGGAATGGTTTGGTCAAAGCAAATGCTTATTCGACTGTCTGAAATAATCGGCCATGCATCGGCGGGGTCTGAAATGAAAGAGAATCCGCAGGTGCCGCTTTTGTCGTGAAATACGGCGCGACTACTGATGTCATAGCACTCCATTTCGGCTAAGGCTGGATTAACTATTAATGCCACGCACTTGTTAATCTCAAAATCACTCATCTTGCTGTAATCAGTGCTCATCTCTTATCCTCCACCACTACGCCAATCTTAGCCAGCAACAAAATCGCCTTTACACGGGCCTCTTCATAGGTGTAACCCTGATCGATGTAAAGGTCGATGTAAAATCTCAAATCAGCATCAGTCTCGTTCATATGTCAAACCCTCAATCACCTTATGCTTTCAATCTACGTCAGTTTTGCGCCACCTGTCAATGGTATAATTACGTCATTATGAAAACAGGATTTAGACATGAGACAACGCACACCGCTAACAGAAATCGGAGAGATGCGCATCTCCCTGGCTGACAAGTCTTTTTTCTTCAAACCATCATTTGCAGCGATGAATGAGCTTGGCTCACCGAAAGAGATTGTCGAGCTGTACGCTACGCTTAATGGCTATGAATACGCAGCCATACTCGGCGCTATTCAGTCAATGCCGTATGGCGCGCAGACTCAGGTGGCAAAAATCCTGTCACGTCCTGCCTATGGTAAGAAAGTGCTCAGCGCAGCCTGCCTCATCATGCAGTCCTGTTGCGATGATGATATTTCGGTGCTCATTGGGTCATGGAGGCCAACTCCGCGCGGCGTGAAGTACGTCACCGGAAGAATGCCAGTAAATGACATTATTATTATTGCTCGCAACCTGATGGAGCATGGCATCATCGGCAAGTCTCCGCTCAAGGTTCCTCAGCGCTCGGAAAACCAAAAGCGCACAACCAGTGAGCTGAGAATGTCTGATTACATCATCTCAGCTCGCACTCATTTCGGAATCACGCGTGAGGAAGCCGAAGACCTGACCATGACCGAGTATCAGCAGATGATAAAATCAAAATACCCGGAACCGGAAGGCATGACGCGCGAGCAGTATGATGCGTCCTATGAGCGGGCCAGGCTGAATAAACAGAAACTGAAAGAGAAAGCCGCCAGAAAGGCCGCTAAAAGCAAAGGAGCAAAATAATGGCAGAAGAAGTTGGCGGCATTGTCTATGAGGTTGGCATGGAGGTATCAGGCCTCACTGCTGGCGCTAAACAGGCAGAGGATGCACTTGACAGCATTGACAAGTCAGCGCAGAACTCATCAAAAAGCATGGATAAGCTGGATGGTGCGGCATCATCATCTGGCAAAGAGCTTTCAGCCCTGGCAAAAATTGTAAGCTCCATTGATGCAACGCTGAAGGATATGGCCTCATCGTCGAAGACTGCCGCTAGCTCAGTAGAAGCGACAACCTCCAGCGTCACCGGTGCAGAGCAAGTTATTGCAGCCCTAAACCAACAGCTCGCACAGATGCAGCAGGCGCAGGTATCCGCGAACGCAACCGGCCTTGCACTTCAAAACTCAGTCAACCAGGTCACTCAGGCAATTCGCGCGCTTGGCGCTCAGTCAACTGAAACAGGTGGCTCAATCTCTGGCATTGACAGGATGATTGAGAGTCTTGGAAACCAGATCGCAATCCTCGACGAACAAGCGGAAAAAGGTGCAAGAAGCGCGGCTATACTGGCTGCACAGCTTCGTGCAGGAGATAGCGCCACTGACGCGCAGAAAGCAAAAATAGCCGAGCTTACTGGTCGCCTGTACGACATGAAAAACAGCACTGAGGTAGCCGGGAAATCAACTGGTAATTTTAGGAACGCTTTACAACAAAGTGGTTATCAGATTCAGGACTTTGTCGTACAGGTTCAGGGCGGACAATCAGCACTGGTAGCACTAAGCCAACAAGGCTCTCAGCTAATCAGCGTTTTTGGGGCTGGAGGCGCCGTAGCTGGCGCATTATTGACCGTGAGCACAGTTATTGCTGGCTCACTGATAGCGTCACTCGGAAACGGAAAAAACGCCGTTGATTCACTGAAAGAAGCCATAGCGACCATGGATAGCGTCGTGTCGGTTTCATCTTCTGGTGTCGCTGTCTATACCGACAAATTCGCCCAGCTTGCAAAAGCAAACTCAGCGGTAGCTACCCTGATGCGCCAACAGGCGCAGCTTGAGTTGCAGGCAGCCCTGTCTAAAGTCTCAGCGGAAGTAACGAAAGCATCAACTGACTTTATCGGATTTGGAGATTCGCTTGTTTCATCGCTTGGTGGTGGCTATGCGAGCGTGAAGCTATTCAATGACTATATGTCGCAGCTTAATATCACAACGAATAGCTGGACGGAAGCCATTAAACAAGCGTCAGCAGCAGGTCAGGCCGGTCAGACGTCAATGAATGGCATGATTGCGACGGTAGGCGCATTAGCTGGTAAATTCCAGCTCTCAGACCAGCAGGCCTTCGAATTTGCAAAACAGCTTTCTGATATTGCAAAAAATCCATCTGATGAGAAGCTAAAGGCGCTGATTGTCACGTTACAAAAAGTCAGCGAAGGAACATCCAGCGGAGCGGCAACGGCACGAGAGTATGCCAAAAGTCTACTGGCTATTGTAACTAGTACGGCTGACGCAACACAACGCCTGAAAGTTTTAAAACAAATGACTGATGAGTTAACTGACTCTCAGGATAAAGCGTTGCAGCAGGCTAAGCAGACCCTTTTCATTGAGCGACAGACTGGCGTAGAGAAACAGAAGGCGCTCGCATGGCGTGATGCTGAAAATCAGGGCCTAAAGGCAGGGACTCAGGCATTTCGTGATTATTATAATGTTCGCCTGCAAACCTATCAGCAACAGGAGAAAAATGCACAAGCCCTGAAGGATGAGCGTAGTGCACAAAGCGCTGCGCAATCAGCGGCGAAAAAAGCAGCCACAGAGCAGGAGAATATTGCCAATAAACTTGAGCAGCTTCGACAGAAGTCACTGCTTACCGCTGAAAGTACAAGAGAGCTTAGCCGCGAACAGTCAATACTGGCTGCTCAGCAATCCCTTGGCAAGGGCGCCACTCAGGAGCAAATTAACCTTGCCGGGCAATATGCGGCTAAGGCATGGGATAACGCCAACGCACTCAAGGCTCAGGCAGAAGCGGAGAAAAAAAGAGCCGAAGCTGTAAAAGGCTTTGCTGCATTAAAATCGCAGACATCCCCAATGTTTTCCGTTGAAACAAACTATCAAAAAGATTTAGCAGCGCTCAATGCTTACGCGGTGGCTTACCCGCAAAAGATAGCGGAGGTTGAGCAGGCCAGAGCAGCAATTGAGGAGCAATACCGCCAGCAGCGCCTCGATGCCATGTGGCAGGAGTGGAGCCAGCAGAACGCGGCCACACAAGCGGCCGCTGCTGCATTTGATGCTTTTGGGCAAACCGCAAGCAATGCCTTAACTGGCGTTCTGACTGGCTCAATGTCTGTTAGCGAGGCGCTACAGTCAATAGGGAGCAATGTGTTAAATGCGGTTATTAACTCTTTCGTTCAGATGGGTGTGGAGTGGCTTAAATCGGTAATCATGGGGCAGGCAGGAATGGCAGCAGCATCTGCCGCAACCGCCGCTCAGGCAGCAGGAATAGCAGCGGCTATGGCGCCAGCAGCAGCGATGACATCACTTGCTACGGGCGGTGCTAACGCAGTACCTGCACAGGCTGGCATTGTTTCCACCGTGGGTGTGGCTAAAGCAATGTCTGTTGCCGGGGCATTAAAGAATGGTGGGCCTGCGCAGGCTGGCTCAATGTATCAGGTCGGCGAGAACAACCTCCCTGAAATCTTCCAGGCCAGTAATGGTAATCAGTACATGATACCCGGGGACAACGGAAAGGTTATCAGCAACAAAGACCTTACCGGCGGTGGCAGTGGTATCATTATTTATAATAATGTCACCAATAACAGCAGTGGGGCAACGGCCTCATCAACAGCAAGAGATAATGGTGACGGCTCTGTTACAATTGAGACTATCGTTGCCGACATAGAAAACGGCGGCCCTATTTCTCAGGCTATTACCAGCAACACCACTGCAACCAGAAGGGCAACAGAATAATGGCTATAGCTTACCCATCATGGCTGCCGCTTGCGCAGCGTGCCAGCAAGAACATGACGACTCAAACCCCATTCCGCAGCGATCAGCCTGCGGTTGGGGCGCCAATATTTCAAAAGTTAACGACCGATGTTGCAGTAACATGGAGTTTGACATGGGTTTTCACGCTCAGGCAGGAGCGGGCATTTATGCAGTGGTTGAGAAGCCCAAACTATCTCAACAAGTGCAATGAATGGTTCACGATGGATATCGATCTTGGTGGTAGCGGATTACAGAATCAGACTTTGCACTTTACTGATTACCCCGTACAGACAAGTATCAATGGCGGCATCGTCACATGGACTGGAAATGTCATCTGTAAAACCCTCAATAACTCCATGGATGAGTTTGATGATGTGCTTGTTGAGCTTGATGAGAGATGGTATTCATGGCTCGATGAAGTGGTTAACAGGGATTTGCCGGAGTATCCATAATGCCAACATTGCGTGAATACCAGTCAAAAAGACCAAACTGGAAGCTGTACGACACCATAACCTTTTATCACTCTTCATTTGGTTATGTCAGGCTTGTTGGCAATGAGTTTTCTGATATTGTGCTTGGTGGTCAGACTTACCAGCCAGTGCGCATGGATGTAACCAGAAGCCAGCAATCAAACACGCCGGTAATCAATGCTACGCTGAAGTTTGCGCGACTGGCCAATGACTTTAAGCAATATTTAAAGTTATGGTCAGGTTCTGGACGCATTGAGCCTATCACTGCGTTATACCAGCGTTTTGACGAGACTGACAAAGACACACCATTAAAACCATATACGCTTTATGTGAACGATGTGACGCTTGATCAGTCTGATGTAACTGTCTCCATCTCCATAAAAAACCCAATCAATGGCAACGTGGCAAAACTTTATGACATCACAGAATTCCCAGGACTGCGTACAGTTTGACGATTTTGAGAGGATGATGCTTGGTAAGCCATACGTCGACAGGTGTTGTCACGTTGATGCAGTTGACTGCTGGGGTCTGGTGGTGCTGTTCTATCGTCTTTGTATGAATATCAATGTTCATCACGATGATTCATATTCAAATGGCAGCGATTTTGTCACTTGCTTCAATGGGGAAGTTTCATTCTGGAAAGATACCGAACAGCCAAAAGTTGGCGATGTGGTGGTTGCCTATCGCGGGAGTTATCCGGTACATGTCGCGCTGTGGTGGGGTCGTGATAAAATACTGCATGCGCGAGAGAAAACGGCAGTCAAGACAGACCGCCTTAAAACACTCGAAAAATTATCAACAAAATTAAGGTTCCTGACTTATGCCGGTTATTCACATTCAGAAGATGCCAGGAGTTCCAAAAGAGACGGGTAATGTTCCTGCTGGCACAAATCTGTGGAGATGGCTGGATAATTCCGGTCTTCCATCTGACATCAGGATTGCACTGAATGGCCGCATTTTTGGCCCTGATGATGAATTGTCGATATCGTTAAAGCAAAACGATATTGTTAACATTTACTGTCAGCCTCGCGGCGCGATTGGCGATCTTATCAGCACGATACTCAAGCCTGTAACTAAGGTTCTTTCTTTTCTGCTGCCAAAAGCATCAACGCCGTCAACCAGCACTGGAGCGACGGTTGAATCACCCAATAACAGCCTGAAATCGCAAACCAATATCGCGCGCAATGGAGAGGCAAGACCTGACAACTTCGGTCAGATAAGGGCATTCCCTGACCTGATTCAGGAATCTCTTTTTGAATACATTGACGATTTGAAGTACGTCACTGAGTTCATGAATTTTGGCCTTGGGAAATACACTATTTCATCGGTTCGCTATGCGGAAACTAATCTTGGTTCTCTGCCCGGGGCCACTCATGTCATCTACAATCCAGGTGATGTGATTGGACAAATCATTGAGCCTTACCAGTTCGACGGACTTGATGGTCAGGAGGTTCCAGGGCTAAACGAGTCAGAGGACACCCCGATAGAGACAGCGACCACGACATCTGTTACCAGTGGCGATTATGCTGGCGGTCAGCTGTTAATGGTCATACCAAAAAACACTGATTTCGATTATTTTATGGGGTTGTCTTTGCCTCACTCAGTGTCATTAACAATAAATATTACCTACAACTCGACATCCGGGCCAGTTACTGAAAACATTCAACTTAGCGGCAACATCATTTCAGCTGAGGAAACCGAGACAGGCGTCATTCCTGATATTCAGTATTTTTATAATTTCACCTTTAATAACCTAACCGGCGCAAATCTTGGCAACCTGAGCGGCGCAACCATCAACAACACTTATTTTCAGATTGTGGATAATGAGGCGCTTGTTGTTGGCCCATATGTTGGAGCTGTGGAATCGACGCAGGTATGGGTTCACGTTCAGTCTGAGCTGGGGCCTACCAGTGGCACGGCAGATTATCTGATCAAGGTATGGGCGGTTGATGATAATGGAGACGCCATTCCCGGAACTGAGGAGCAGGTCGCAGATAGTATTGACAACCCATTTAATCAGACAACAAAAACCTATTATCGCACGTATAAGTTAACTCCTGCTTATGGGATGGCTAAGTATGCCATCAGCATTGAAAGGACAAACAACTCAAACTCTGGCAACCGCGTAACGTTGCAGGCGGCGCACGCCATCAACATCCGCGAGAATGTGGTTTATCCTGATGACACCCTTGTTAAAGTCACGGTGAAGGCCACGCTTCAGCCCACATCAGTTACTGAGCGCAAATATAATGCGCTGATCACCCGCTGGACTATTGGATACAACAGAACAACCGGGACAGTCGACTATACGTTAACTCCATCAAGAAGTTTTGCAGATTCAGTGCTGCATAACTGGCTTATTACTGCTGGTCAGCCTGAAAGCACCATTGACATAGGCAGGCTCTATGAAATAGCTGATGCGCTGCCTGATGAGCGTCTTGGTTATTTTGATTACACCTTTGACGATGAGGATAAGTCCATTGGTGAGCGAATTCAGACCATCTGTGATGCAGCGCGTGTAACCGTATTTTGGGATGATGGCGTTTTATCTTTTTCAAGAGATGAGCAAAAATCAACACCTGAAACCGTGTTCAATACCAGAAACACGCAGGCAAATGGCTATAAAATGTCTTATGACATGACTTTGCCGGGGTCATATGATGGCGTAAGTGTTCAGTACCGCGATCCAAACACCAACAAACAGGCTTACGTTTATTATAAAGTTGGGGCATCTGGTATCGAACCGGGGGAGCCAACTAAGCCGAAAAAATTCGACATGTTATATGTTCGAAACCTGTATCAGGCAACAGACCGGGCCATGCTTGAGTGCAATCGTCTGATGTACTCACGCCGAGGCATGGAGATAAAGGCGCTTGCTGATGGAGAGTGGGTAAACGTTGGCGATATGATTTCCGTTGTCGACATTTATGATTCAGTGCAGCAGACTGGCGTTATCCGTTCAAGGTCTGGAAACGTGTTTACCACCAGTGAACAACTCGCGGCGGGAAGCGGCCTGTTTGTGGTTATCACCGGCGCCAATGGTAATGTGTCAGAGCGTCTCGCTTGCACCATTACTGGATTGAATACATTCGAGTGCGCATTACCATCTGATTTCGAGTTAAACATTTTTGACGGTGTTAATGTTCAGTCAGAATCAAGATATGCCATCTCCACAGAGGTCGAACTTGATTCAACATTATGGACAGTTAGCCAGAAAACGCCTGGTACAGATGGCACAGTGTCGCTCACGGTAACTGAGTACAATGACGCCATGTACGCCTACACCAACCCTGTTGCATGATACAATAGGGCAATTAATGATTACGGAGAATGCAGCCGATGGCTACTACCCCAACTAACAAGCCGATCCCCTCTGAAGACCCGCGCGACCTGAAGTTTAACGCCGGTAAGATTGATGAAGAGGTCAATGGCAGTGCTGATTACTACACCGACCGATTTAGCGTGCAGAGGCTGACGAATACCGGCAGGAATAACCATTTTCAAAGTCAGATGACTCAGCAGGCTGATGACTGGCTAGAGCAGTTTAATCAACAAAATTCTGACTTTCAGCAATTCCTCTTAAACTCTGGTTATCAGTTTTTAGGAGATTATGAGAATGGACCGTATACAATTACCGCTCGTAATCAGATCATTCGTTATCAGAATGAGTTCTGGCGCTTGAATGCGGCTACCAATCCACCATATACAACCACTGGTGTTAATAGTACATCATGGACGACAGATGTTACGCACCTAGTGAGTGTTGGTGATGCTAATTTAAGGCAAGAACTCTCAGGCAAAACTACTGGCAAGGGAGATTCTTTAGTATCTCACTCATTCAACTCTACGAATGGGGATTCTATTAATGTAGGAACTTATTTAACTAATTTTGAAAGCTTAAGGTCCTTCTATAAAACGGCAGATAACGGCGATTGGGGGCCAGCTGTAACCAGGGCATCCGCTTATTCTTCGGTAAATGGTATCGCAATTCGCGTGGATGGCCTTTTCCAGATAAAGACTCAGCCATCATATTCTTCAAACTGTACGTTCATTGGCCTTGGCAGATTTACAGGCTTCTATTGCGCGGACGACGCCCCGGTTGTATTGGCTTATGCAAACGGAAAAAGTAACATAACCATCCGTAACATGTTATTTAACGGTGGCATGACTTCGGCAACAACTGTTAAAAACTCAACTAGAGGACTAAGGTTTATTGGTTGCACTAATATAGACCTTATTGATGTTTGGGGTACACGCTTTGCCGATTGGGGATTCTCTTTTGAAACTTGTGATGGTGTCAGAGCACATCACGGTACCGTGTTTGGCGGTGGTTTAGGCCTTCCTGGTGGGCGTGACGGGTTGCACTTCCTAAATTGCCGTAACGTTGACGTATTTGATTGGGATGTTGAATCCGGTGACGATTGCGTAGCTTCTACGACAGAAGGGGGATTTAACAGCTACAATTTGAGATTTCGTGCTATCAGAGGTAAATCTGACATCGCTTCGCTGATTACTATTGGATTTGAAAGCGATTTGTCAGGAACACAAGACAACATAAAAATAAATGATGTGTATCCAAAAACTGCGGGTAGCGTCCGTTATGTCGTTCAATGCCGCGGCGCATCGGCGAACTCTATAAAGTCGGTAACTATTTCCCAGGTTTTAGGACAATCAAACCTTTACGGAATATATCTACAGAACGTTAAACGTGCAGTTCTTAACGATGTAACTGTAGACTCAATAACACAGCATGGCTTATACGCGACGGCCTGCGATTCAATTCGTGGTACTGATATTATAGCCAATACCGTTGCCTCGGGTTTTGATGGTATGCAGTTTGCATCTTGTAACCGAGTATCTTTGTTGAGGCCAGCGGCAAATGACGCACCGACATATGATGCGCAGTTTAACGGCTGCGGTATCGTATCAATAGATGATGCTAATTTTGTTAATGGTGGGACTGCAAGTGTCAGATTTGTTAACTGTACGCGAGCGACTTTCCACGGGGATGCATTAAACACGGTAGGCGCCTACGGAATAAGCCAGGCGGGAACTACGTATTTGAAAGAAAAACCGGGATCACGCGTTTCCGGAGTAACATCAGCATATAACTCTATCCCCAATAACGGCGTTACCGATGACGCTTTCGCCTACGGGGATATTTCTCAAGATTCGGCAACCACTATTTCGTCGGCTAGTGTTTACACAACGGACAGGATGACCGTGACCGCTTCGGCGACCGGGCAGATTGATGTGGTGTTCTCCAGACCTATGCGGACTAACAGATATGGCGTAGATGTCCAGACCTACGGCTCCGTTCAGCGCCGCGCAAGAATTGGGCCAAAATCAAATAGTGGATTCTCTATATTTTTCGATGATTTTACCGGCGCAGCGGCAAACGCATCTTTTTGGCTGAAAATATTCAACTCAGGGGGCGCAAATGCCTAAAACAGCATACTTATACGACGAAATTACCGGAGTATTTATAGAGGATTTTTTAGTCGAAGAAAGACCGGAATTCACCTATCCCGACATGGATAAAGGGCCAGAATTTGACGACATAATCATGCCGGAAACATCAGAGGATGAAAGAGCTAGATGGGACGGAACAAAATATATTATAGAGCAAAAATACAATACATTACGTAACGCCACGTATGTAAAAGGCGAACCTGGTCAGGTATGGAACGGTGAATCGTGGAGTTAATGTTTAAAGGGGTCATGCGACCCCTTTTTTTAATCTTTCTTACGATATAGCAAACACCTGATATCTATGCCACCGATTATAAAAATCGTGAAAGTTAAAACAATTGCATTATTTTCAATAAATCCCGGATGCCACTTATCAATTAAATGTGTCAACCACATTATTATTAATATGTCAATTCTGCCTTTCCAAGAAAAAATAAAGTCATCTTTATTCATTTTCATTCCTCAAATTTACTGTTATTAATCAAAACGGGATATCATCATCAAAATCCATCGGCGGCTCGTCTGCCGGTGGTTTTGGTGTGTTTGATGGTTGCTGAGGTTTACCCCATCCTGACTGCTGATTGCTTCCTGATTGTTGTCGCTGCTGTGATTGTTGGTTTCCATTATCACTTGATTTACCACCAATCATTTGCATAACGCCGTTCATCGGCTGCAAGACAATTTCAGTAGTGTATTTTTCAACACCGCTTTGATCTGTCCATTTTCGAGTGCGTAATTTACCCTCTATGTATACCTGAGAGCCTTTGCGCAGGTATTCGCCAGCCACCTCTGCCAGCTTTCCGAAGATAACCACGCGATGCCATTCTGTCTGCTCTTTCTTTTCCCCTGTTGCTTTATCGCTCCACTGCTCTGATGTTGCCAGAGACAGATTGCACACAGCGCCGCCAGATGGCATATATTTAACTTCCGGGTCTTGGCCTAGAGTGCCAAGAATAATTACTTTGTTGATTCCGCGAGATGCCATAATTTATCCTTAAAAGTTTTCGATGTTCTGTTGAGATGTTGATGGCTTCTCTTCGTTTGCAGATGATACTGGCGATTCTGCTTTCTGGAGTTTGGCCGGGTTGAAATCACTGCCGCCAGCAATGAATTTCGCTTTCATTTCCTGGTATGCTCCGACGATCACGCGAGTGGCAGCGTCATCACCACGAAATGATTTGTATTCTTCACCATAAATGGCAGTAAGCTCATCCATGTTTGCTGCTGAACGAATGAGGGAAGCTGCATCTTTAGGAGACTTGCGCGCCGCATTGCCATCGTCATCTGCCTGGGCAATACCAAACATCGAGGCGATAGAATAACGCCGAGCATACGTCATTGCGGAGCCATAACCCTGCGCATCTTTCTTGGCAACTGGCATTGGCATGACTGAAGACATGTATTCACCAGACTCATGCATGATTGTTGTTTCCAGCTTCAAAACATCAACCGTATCGCTCTCAATGGCGTTCTGGATGATGATAAGACCGTTAGCCTCAAGTGCTGGCCTGATGGCATTAAGGAATGACTCAAGGTTAGCATAGTTGCTTTTAAGATGCGGGTTTTGCGCGTTCTTTTTAGCGCTGCTGCTCATCACCTTTCGCGCCTCTACCAGAGCCTTAATCAGGTTTGCTTTCTGTTCTGAAAATTTCATCACTTCACCTCATTTACTATAAATTACAGGTTAAATTGCTTTTTGAACCATTCTGGAGTTTCCATTTCAATGACCGGATTACCCATTGAGTAACCGGGCCATGAATTGGCTTTTTTGCATGCCTTATAGATTTCCATCGCGCTGCGCAGCTGAATGCGACCAATGCGTAACTGCTCATCCGTAAGACGAATCAGCGCAGGGATGAATGGCGATTTTTTCTCCTGCACCAGAAGGTTTACCGAGCGCGGAGCATGCCCATAAGCCTCGACAAACATGTCGTGCTGCATTGCCATCTTCATAAAGTACCCGAGCCTCGCTGCATGGCGGAAAAACTCATCAGGCTTGGCGCTCACCGCTGTTTTGTAGTCGATAATGTCGCCTCCGCGAGTAAGGCAGTCAAAGCGTACCTTTGATGGTTCGCCAAGCAACTGGCCGAGAATTGACACCTCGGAATAAGCACCAGAAAGCAGGCTGCTGTAATAGCTGTTTGCATGGATTACGGCGCGCATCTGCATGATGGCGTCGTAGTCATCTCCCTCCAGCAAAATTCTGCCTTTCGCATTGAGTTCAGCAAACAGGCGCTCTTCATCATATATTCTAACTGGCTCTCCAGTTGAGCGTATGATTTTGATCACCTCAGCCTTTGTCTTGCCAGAAAGACCTTTAATGCCTAGCTCTTTTGCCCATGAGTTCATGTCGCTCACAGTAACAAGCAGTTCTTCGCCGAAATCCTCTTTAGTCGGCATTCTGGCATATTCTGCTTCGAAGCGCTCAGGCTCAAGAAGAGCGGTATGGCTTCCTGTGCCGAAGACAAGAGCCTTTGACTGCTCATCTTCTTCGTCTTTGTAGCGCCATGCTGCCGGGCAGCGATCATATATGTTCCACAGGCCAGAGCCGTTGATGTGCTCGGTGTCAGCGTGGTACTGCTCGTTGCTGAGTTCGTTGTTTAAATAAACTTTCATTGTTAAATCCTTTTTGCCGCTGGTAATCTGAATGCTTTACGCGACGCGGCACAGCTTTTTGAACATGAAAATCCCCATCCGCGTTTCAAATCGGCTTCACGAGCCTCGTAATGCTTGCCGCAGTGGCATACCATCTGCACTTTTAAACCGCGCACAGGTTGCGCATGGCTTGCCGATTTGGCTTTTGCTGGCAAATCCACGCGCCTGGCTAACTCATCCTCGAATATCTCAGCCCACGTCTCCCACTTTTTAGCCTCGCTCGTGAAGCTCGATGATAAAGAGATCGGAAGAGCACACGTCTGAACTCCAGTC